GGTAAGAGGCTGAATAGTTCCGGTATGCACATCCCAGCGTGCTGGCTGATTAGGACCGCCACTTACTAACGCTTGTCCTGCTGTGCCAACGTCTATATCATTACCTAGATATATTTCACCGCTATTCTGAATAGATGTAGCAGCAATATTTTTTAGTCCGTTAATTGATGTCATAATACTTATTCATATATTTTAAATTTGATTTCTTAAATAAATTTATAGATTATAGGATATCTTATAATAAGATGTATAAGATTTATAAGATTGTAGATAATACTAATGATAATATATATATTGGTATTACTACACAAACATTAAAAAAAAGATTAGGACAACATAAGAGTTCTACCTGTTGTGTATCTCGTGATATAATTAAAAATAATGATTATAGAATAGAACTGATAGAGGAGACAGATGATAAAACTAGAGAACGCTATTGGATATTAAATACAAATTGCATTAATATAACTACACCAGGTAGAACAAAAGAAGAATGGTATAAAGAAAATAAAGAGAAAATAACAGAGAAAAACAAGAAATATCGTGAAAAAAATAAAGAAAAAAAAACACAATATGATAAAAAATATCGTGAAAATAATAAAGATAAACAAAAAGATCATAACAGAATTAGATGTAAGTGGAATTCTAGTATGGGTGGAGAACCACGTAAAAATAATATGTCATTATTAAAAATAGATGTAAATTTATTTAGTTAAATTCTATGAGGAATGTTCCCCTCTTAACCTGTAGATGTCCTGAATTTATTTTAGGTTTGTAGTAGTAATAGCAACCTCCGCGCCTCCACTTGTCTCTATTTTTAAGGTAGTATTTAGACATATTTATTCTTCTATATATTCTTACATATAATATTTTTTTTTAGAAAAACGAAAAAATAATATAAACTATAAGTAAAAGAATGGAAGACATCGAAGCAGAACTAGAAGCTAAAACCATAGAGAGATCAGGTGATGAAATTGTTGAGGAAGTTAATGACGAGAAACCCGTAATAGAGGAGAAAGTAGTTGAGGAAAAACAGGAGGAGGTAGTAGAGAAACAACCAGCACCAGCTAAAAAATCAAAAAAGGTGAGAAGCCAGAAGCAGATTGAAGCCTTCGAAAAGGCTAGAAAACGGAGAAGTGAGTTAATTGCTTTGAAGAAAAAGCAGAAAGAAGAAGAAAAAGTAGCTAAGAAAGAAGAAAAGAAACAGGAGCGTCTTCATCCATCACCAGCACCTAAACCAGTAGCAACACAAGATGTAGATTTTATTAAACCTATGTCGCAGGGTGCTCCACCTATTAACAATCAACCAGTAGCAACAGAGAGGGTTGTAAATAATTATTATTATTATGGCGTTCCACCAGAGCATCAGGAGAAACCAAAGAAGAAATCAAAGAAATCTAGGAGACCACCGACCCCCACGTCTAGTGAAAGTGAAAGCAGTGATGATGATGAATATGTAAAACCACCTGTTCAACCAAAACCACAATATTACGAGACACCTAGACCAGCAGCATATAAATTTAGTTATGCTTAAAATATAATTTTATTTTATTATATATATTATATTATACAATAATGACTGAAATTAAAGAGCAGGAATACGACAAAAAGATTGTAGTTTCAGCTACAAAATTTAGTTGCGACGATATAGATACTAGCATTCCAAAACCATTGCCGCAAAAAGGCGGCTTCGCAATGTTAATTGTTGGGCGTCCAGGTTTTGGGAAAACGAGTTTAATAAATTCTCTCGTGTGTAAATCAGGTAAGAATTTTAATCGCAAGATGGACCGCGTGTTCATATGGAGCCCATCAATGATAACAATGGAAGGCGATCCATATGAAATGATTCACGATGACCAGAAGTTTGAGAGTGCTACATTAGAAAATATACAGGGAGTATTAGATGAAATTAAAGATAGTGGAGATAAAGTATTATTTATCATGGATGATGTTATTGCAGATATTAGAGGAAAAGGTAAAGGTGAAATAGAAAATTTATTACAAAAAATATTTTTTAATAGACGACACCTCGCAGGATTTGGTGGTAGTGTATCTATTATTGCTACTAGTCAGTCCTACGTTAAAATAGATCCTAAACTGAGAAAAACGGCTTCACATCTTATCCAATATAAGCCACAAAAAAAAGAAATAGAAAATATTTATGATGATATGATAAATTTACCCAAAAAAGAGTTTTCAGATGTATTGAGATACATCTATCAAAAAAAGCATGATTTTATGTTTATAGATACTCAATTACCAGACGATAAACAAATACATAAAAATTTTAATCAATTAATTATAAGAAGTCCAAACATTACGGAATTTGGGATTGAGGATTAACTTCTACAGAAGTATCTAGTGTTTCTGGTTCAGGTTCAGGTTCAGGTTCTTCAGCGATAGGTTGTTGTTGTTTTTTAGGACATTCTACTCTATATGCTGAAATCGGTTTTAGACCATTACAAACCAGGGGGCGTCGAACCTCTTTATATTTTCCCTCAAATTTTTTATTAAAAAAATTAATGATATCTAGATCTATATTAGGAGAACTTTCTAATAAATTATCATATTCAGCCCTACATATTTTTAAAAAATCTCTACAGGGTTTTCTCTTTTTTTCCTGTAATGATAATTCTATTTCTATAGTCCTACTTAATTTTGACCACGCCAACGCTGATATCCTATGACCCTCATAAATTTCAGCATATTTTAAGAATGCTAATAAAGTTCCTAGGATACCACAGGCTATATTTAATGTTCCTACACCAGCAGAGAACCCATGCTGATAAGCCTCGGGAACATATGAATCAGTTGCAAAATTGGCTGTGCCTGTTAAAGTTGATAAAACAATAATAGGTATTTGTAGATGATGATATTTTTTTTTATATTTTCTAGTGCTATAATTATGTAGATAACTATAACACTGGCTTATTTCTCCCCATTCTGATAGCAATTCCTCTATTTCACAACTCCACTTATCTATATTTTCAGGTAGTGGTCGTGGTGTAATATTTTCCATATTTTGTTTACTCTATATATATATATAAATATTTTTATAAAGTTTCAGCAATAATAATATTATTATTATTTCTTTGATTTCGTCTCATACACGCAGCAGCGAGATAATATCCTGTTATATAATATCCTATTGTAGCACCTATTAACATTAGAATATATCCTGATGGATCTAATGTAATAACACAAGGTTCTGTTTCAGTTTCAGGTTCTGTTATCATTATATATATATATATAAATATTTTATTGAGAAATCCCATTCATGCTAGGATTAGTATCTTCTAATTCAGGTTCAGGCTCGGGCTCAGGCTCAAATTCTATTTCCTCTATTGGGTCATTATCAACATTATAATCATCAAAATCTGTTAAATCAGAAATAGGAATTAAATAGTGAGATACGCAGTTATAACCTACTAGTTTACACTTAAAAGACATATCAGGTTTTAACTCAATAATTTTAGAGCAATCTGTAAAAACAAATAATAAAAATACTCTATATCCCTCATCCATCTTCTGCTGTGCCGCCATAACCTTTGCTGATGTAATTAATGTTTCATCATATTTATCGCTAGCAATTTTTCTGCCCTTTACCTCAACTATCATCTTTTTCTCTTCATCTGTGAAATCAAAAATATCAAAAATATCATTCTCATTCCTTAAAAAGTTAGTTTTAAAGTGTTTATTTAGTTTAGGTAATGCCTCATCCTCAATTTTACGTCCATATTCCCAAAGTGTTTTATTAAAAGGCATTGTTATATAATATATACTTATTAATAATAAAAAAATTGAATATTTCTAAACACAAAATAAAATATAAATTATTTATATATAATGTTTAATCCACAAGCAGCAAGCGAAGGTGAGAGACGACGTTTACAGCAGTTTCTACTACAGCGTGGTGCGAGATTTGAGCCACAGGATATAGATAGAATAAGATTGATACAAGCACAGAAATTAGCAGGTAAGGTTCCTGTTTCAGAAAAGTTAAAAAAAGAGCAGAAAAAGAAAAAGCGAAAAGCGAGAAGAGGTAAAAATTTAAGAAGTGAGGTTGCGAGAGCAATAAGAGAAAAAAAAAGATTTGAGCAAGGTGAAAGACGTGATAAAGAAGATGAAGAACCTAGAATTGTAGGTGAACCTCGTTCTCTTGGTGGTGTAGATCCTGAAATAGAAAGAGAAAGAATTGCTTTACAGAGAGAACTACAAGGCAGGAGAGAACTCCAACAAATAGCAGAAAGACAACAGCGAGAACGATTACAGAGAGAGGAATTAGCTGTGAGAAGAGGTGAATTAGCAGCAGCAAGAGCAGATAGAGCAGCAGCAAGAGCAGCAGCATTACCAGCACCACCTCCACCAGCACCAGTAGCACCAGATGTTCGCATAGGAGATATCGCACCTGTAATTAATGTTCCAGCACAACCTCCAGCACAATTAGTATTCATGCCTGATAGACCTGAACCTAATATAAGAGATGATTTAAAAGCAGCAGCAAAACAATTAGGCGAGGAATTAAGAGGTCAAAATAGAGAGTTTCATGAAGTCTTAAGAGATGAAGCAGAAGCGTTTAGACAAGAACTGCGACAAAACGTAGATGCAGTAGATGCGAGACAACAAGCACAAGACGAACAGGTAAGAGCAGATGCTGCGAGACAAGATGCGGTATTTCAGGATGTCTATGAAAGATTAGGACAACAAGAAGCAGCGATAGGTGAATCTAGAGATGCTGTTATAGATGAAATAAGAGCACAAGAACAGCGATTAGCTGGAGCAAGAGAACAACCACCACCTAATTTTGATGATGTAATTATAGATGTAGATGAATTTGAAAGGTCAGCCAGAGAGGGATTACGTGCTGCTGGATTATCTCCTGCTGATTTAACATTAAGTCCTCGTTCTCCATCATTACAAGGTTCAGTTAGAGCAGACCCTGATAATGTAGTATTAGGCGGAGGTCGTCGTGTTTCACCTGAATTAGAATCGCCTGTGCCTGAAGGTAGTATACCACCTACTCCTAGTGCTAGATTACCTTCAACACCTGAAGAATTAGCACCAGCACCACAACCTGAAAGAGCAGAAATAGAAGGAGGTGGTCCATTAGATTTACCTAGTGTAGTTATTGATGCAAGACCAGCAATAGATAGATCATTAGAAGATGATTTATTAGCAAGTGAAGCATCGAGAGCGAGATTTGAGGAAGATAGAGCAGCAGGTGTGGAGGCAGTAGAACCAGCAGCAAGACAAGGACCTTCACCAAGAACAGATGTCATAAGAAGGACGCAAAGTGCATTAAGAGAAATTTTAGACAGTGGAAATAGAGGTGAAATAGCAGAACAAGAAGAAGAATTAGCTGATTTAGTTGATGATGCTGAAGCACAACCTGAAGCAAGATTAAGAACTGACAGTCCTCGTGCAAGTGAAGTTCCTGTCGCTCAAAGAGTAGAAAATATTGAGGGTTTACAAGAGAGGTCAGGTGGAACGTCTTCTGCTTCTCAAAGATGGGCTGATTTGGAAGCAGAATTTGCTCAATTAGAAGGAGAGAGACCAGTAGAACCAATAGCTCCATCGCCAACTCCTAGAGCATTATCACCTGAAGCGGTGGGAACACCAAGAGGTGAATTTAGAGAAAGAGTAGAACCTTTATTAGTACCAACACCACGAGGTCAAGTAGAAGATGTTGATACTCCAGGACCAGCAGCAGCGGGAGGTGCTCGTGTATTAGAAGGTGGAGGTGGATTTATTGAGGAGGCACTTTCACCACGAGAATTAGAAGCAGGTGAAGAACCATTATTAGAAGAAGTAGGTAGTGTTAGAAATAAAGCACAATCTAGAATAGAAACATCAAAGAGAACATTCGCAGGAGCACAAGAAACTATATTTAGTGATGTTAGACCTGGACCGAGGGGACCGAGAGCAGGAGGAAAAGGTGGAATAGGTTTTAGGGTTAGAAATAATACAGATAAAAAACTTAAAAAAGTAGAACCAGGTGATGTTGTTAACGTATTAGGAGGTCATGCTGGGAATGTCATTAAATTAGATACAGGAGCAGGAACTGCTGGAACACGAGTAGGAGCAGGACCTTTCCAAAAATTAGTTGATGATGGTTCATTCTTATTTGAGGAAGGACACAGACACGAGTTAGGAGGACACTTCGACGCAAACCCATATGGACCGCCTGTTGAACCAGCATTAGGAGCAGCAGCAGGAACATTAGAAGAGGAATTAGCAGAGGTTCAGCCTGAAGCACAAGAACCTGAACCAGCACTAGTAGAAGATGAACCAGCATCTCCATAAAACCAAAGGTATCTACGATAAAAAAATATTTAATAGATATATAATGACATTAACTTACAAACAAAAATTTAACAAAAAATATAACTTTAAAAAAGATGAAGATCATTCTTTAGCTGAAATATCAAAAATAACTGGTTTTAAAAAAAGTGGTTTACAGACTATATATAATAAAGGCGTCGGTGCTTTTAAAACAAACCCAAAATCAGTAAGACCAAGTGTTAAATCCAAAGAGCAATGGGCTATGGCACGTGTATATGCGGCAATAGACCCTAAATCAAAAGCACATAAAATAGATAAATCACATCTTATAAAAAAATAATAGATATATTATAAAACTATATAAAGGATGCCATCGCACTATGGAGGAACTACAAAGAAAAAGAAGACTAATGCTCAAAAATTAAAAGAACACTCAAAACATCATACGAAAAAGCATATGGATATGATGAAAAAGGATATGAAAGCAGGTATGAGTTTTTCTGCTGCTCATAAAAAAGCACAAAGGTTAGTAGGTAAATAAATAATATATATATATAGATATATAAGATGCCTATTTCCATGAAAATAGTAGAAGCACAGCCAAAAACAGGAAAACGATTCACAGCAATATTTAGATTACATAAAGGTGGAAAGATTATTAAGATTGTACACTTTGGACAGCGTGGAGGTAAGACCTATATAGATGAAGGTGATAAAGAAAAAAGAAAGAATTATATAGCAAGACACGAAGTTAGAGAGAAAAAGTTTTATAAAGACCCACAACGTGCAGCGACTTTGTCAAGATTTATCACGTGGGGAAATTCGACTTCACTAAAAAAAAACATAGAAGATTATAAAAGAAAATTTAATCTAGACTGATATTATAAATATGGTTTCTAAAGCAGTGGAGAAAGCGTTTAAGGAGGGTAGGATCACA